TTCATTTAACGCTCTACTCATTAACACCATTGCCAATGCTTCAGCAATTTTGTTATCTCTGTATAGCGCCACAACTTCTTCCGTTTGCTTTAAGTTAGCAGATGACTTGAAATAGATTTTACAATTATCCCATTCAGGCACTTCTATACATTCTAGTTTATCTGTTAACTTCGTCTTAAAATGCGTTTTCGCATTGTTAATTACACTCATTGTAGGCTCCTGTGTGTTATTATGTTATTGTTAATTCACCAGTTCCAGTTAAGTCTAGTGATATCGTAACTAGGTCTGCTGATGATACTTCTACTGATGACGATGTTACAATTGCTGTGCCAGTGTAAGTATTACCACCACCGTCAGTTAAAACAACATTAACTGCTAAACCAGTGTTGTAATCAGGCGCTGAAGATAATAATGATTCATCAGTCGTGCCAAAAAACAGTTCTACTGTTCCGTTCCAAGACTGTAATGAACCTTCGAATGTCTTCCATCCACCTGTTCCCATTGCTGTTGTTTCTAATGTGTCTGTTTCGATTGAAACATTCCACGATTGGACGAGCGTGCCGCCAGAGGCTGTTCCGTTTTGCAAAGTTCCCGCTAGAGTAACTGTGCCATCTTTACCTTTTAATATTGCCATAATATTGTCTCCATTGTTATATTATTTGTCTAAATCACCTTTCGGGTGAATATACTCAATTCGCACTACCATTTGAATAGCACCTAACGGAAATATAACACCCTCATCAGTGTTAATCTCAGTCACCATCGTATCAATTGCATACCCACCGCGAGTAACATCTTCATACAATTTCTGTTCTAACTCGTCACACAATTTGTTTCTTGCTGTGTCAAGGTATTTACCTTTTACGAAACCAGTTAGAATATATTCTATTGTTCCCTGTCTTTCATAACCCATAGCGATATCATTCTTTAATTCGCTACCTGTGGTTATCAGAACTGCGGGAAACTGTGCATCACTTAGTTCGTCAATTTCGAACATATCCCGTGATACAAATTTTGTTAACTTTACTGCCTTGATTGCTTTCTCAACATCTTTGGCTATTTGTTCTCTGTAACTTGTTTTTATGTCGCTCATATGTTTCTCTCAAAAGTTTTCTCAAAAGCATCTGCGATGAACTTTTCTTCTTGTGGTCTAACACCGAAGAATGGTCTTGTTTTTTGGTTCATACTTGCTTTCTTTTGTTCTTCTTTTCTTTTAAAGCCAACAATGACCTTGTTCGTTGAGCGTCTCTCAACATCCATACTAGATAACATTCTACCAGAGAAGTTTAAGTCTGGTTTAGTGCTTCTACCTTTCGCACTTCTAAAGTCTCTATAACTGTTGTTATATTTCTTAAAAGCACCATTCAATCCAACGCCTCTTGCTGTTCGATTGATAATTAATTCTTTTGTCTTTTCACCTGCTCTATTTAGAGCCTTGGGAATCGCCCTCTTTATATTGTTGCTAAGCCTGTCTAATTGGGCTTTTGCTTTAGTAGTATTGATGGTTACTTTTGCCACTATCTTACTAGCCTTCTAGTGTGAAATGGTTGTTCTTCACCAACTTCTACAGTGCCATCACCATCGAAGTCATATTCAACACCATCTCTTAAGATTGAATTAAATTCTTCTTCATACTTCTTTTTATAATGAGCCATCATTACTTGAAACTTATCTTCATCACCTTCAGCATTCCATTTGGTTAACTGTGGTAAAGCATACTCAGAAAGAACACGATATACAGCACAACGGGTGAACTGTGATTCTGTTAGTTTAGTTTCATCCATATCATTGATGTTGTTCGTAGTGTTAGTATATGAATGTTTAGCACGAGACCACCATTCATCACGCACTCTGCGTAGAATGTCTGCTTTTGCTTTGGCGTGTTCGCCTGTAAATTCATCAATTCCGTATTGTAGAATTTCTGGTTGATATACCATTAAATCACTATCTGTTGACATTGCCATATGCGTTCTCCTAAAGTAAATTAAATGTAGAGGGAGTATTAACTCCCCCTACTATCATCGTCTATAAATTATAGAATTGATGAGTCTGCGTTTACTCTAACACCATATGCGTCAAATAATTCATTTGTTCCATATACGGCTGTCGCAACTAATTCATCTGCTCTTAGTGAAGCATTACGCTCAACTTCGATTTTGATGTCTTGCATCATTGCTAATGCTAAAGCGTCTTTGTGGAACATACCACCAACGAAGTCACCAGAAGTGCCAGTAACGTGAGATGATTCATAGATAGCAACACCACCGATAGTTCCTACATAACCAGTCTTCATTGCTTCATTTGATAGGTCACCTGCGTGTCCGCCAAATGTTGAAGTCATTGAAGATTTAAGGTCATATGCAACCATTGGGTTTATAACACAAGCCATTCCAGTAGTTGGAACACCTGCGTTACGTAGTTGAGCAATACCTTTGAAGATAGTTGCCGCTGTTAAACTACCAGCGCCACCATCTGCTGTCGAACCTACACCACCAGTAAAGTTGGCGAAGTTAGCGATAAGGTCTTTGTCCATCTTAGCCGCTATTGCCGCGCCAAACAATTTACCAACATCAGCAATTACATTTGATGCTGATGAAACTCTTGCTAGGTCAGTAACGTTAGTCATAATACCAACTTCACCAATTGAGATAGTTACACCACCTGTTGAGATTGCTTGGTCCGCATCACTATCACCTGATAGGTCAGTGCCTTCAGCAATATCATATGCTGTTACTGGTGCGTATGTAGGAACAACGATACTTTTACCAGAACCTGCTGGAATAGTATAGTTGCGAACCAAGTTACGCATAATTGATTGTTCCTGTGCTTGGAACAATGCCTCTGCTGTGATTAACGGCAGTAGGTCATTTAGGGTTGTTGTTGTTGAATTTGCCATAATAATTTCTCCTATATTGGCTTATTTACAATTATGAGATACCCTGTTTCTTTCTTAACTCGGCATATTTTGCTCTGTCAGATGGGTTACTCATATCTAATGTTGTAATATCTACCTCACTTGAAGTAGATGAGCCTCCTACTTTGCCTTGACTACCAGTCCCAGATTGAGATGGTGCCGCAAAGTGCGGGTTAGTAGTAAGAAAGTCTGACACTAAGTCTTTCACTTGCATTTGAGAACCGTTATCTAAATAAGCAGGTGTGCCGTTTTCATCGACAACCTCTGCTTCTCCTTGTTCGTTCAAACGAACTCGATTCTTTAACAAGTCAGCAACTTGTGTTGGAGCAACTGATTTTAATGATGCCGCTGAATTCAATAAAGCACCATCTACTTTCTCTCGTTTTAGTGTTGTTTCTAATTCACCAATACGATTTTGAAACTTGTCTGCTTGTTCTTTAATTATCTTATCGAACTCGCCTCTTTGTTTCTGTTGTTCCACATTACGCTCTTCCTCTTGTGTCTGCCAATTTTTGTATTGGTCAAGGTCAATGCCATCGAACTTTTTACGCTCTCTTGCTACCCTGTCTGCTACAATTCTATTAACTTCTTCTTGTGAAAAGCCTTTACTTTCATTACTATCCAGAGAATTACTTGGTGAAGCCTCTGTTGCTTCAATTTCCTGATTTTCTTCAGTATTCATTTTAATTTCCTCATAGAGTGATACCTTGCTAGGCAAGTTTAATTGTTTACGTAAACAATCGTTTACAATATGTATTTATGCTCCCAGGATTACCATAATATATAATGATAAATTTTAATCGTTTTATATTTCTTTTGTGTGATTTTAACGAAAAACCATCAAAAACTTGACAGATATCGGTTCTGTGTTATACTAGTATAGTAAGTTCGATTGAGACTTACATAATTTAATAATAAAGGAGATAGAATAATGTTAAAACATTTTAAGATTAATAAAAGTTTGGATTTAAAAATTCCTACACTAGACGAAATGTTTAATGAGTTAATAGATAGTGGATTTTCACCAAAAGAACTTTCTAAATTAACTATTGAAGAAATGGCGAACAAGCACGAAAAGTTAGAGGAGACAGCGTAATGGAATATAAAATGTCAACAGATAAAGTGGTGATTAAAACTTATATAGAAGATGATGAATGTGAGACCGAATGTTGTCAATGTTTCATCTGTAGAATGGCGATAAGACAAGCCGAGAGAAAAAAGAATAAAACCCCAAAAACTTGACAGATATCGGTTCTGTGTTATAATATATGTATATTCAATAAAAAAGGAGTTAAAGTTATGAGTAAATTTATATATGATGTAACTGCTGTAGTTATAGAAGATAATAATGGTAAAGAGTTCATTGATACAGATGCTAATCTAGTAGATGCTTGGTATAAATTACACGCCGCTAGTACGCTAGACTATTATAATGATAGAGCGTCAGACAAAAAGTGTGACTATCTATTAGAAACATTGTCGCTTCTTATATATGAAAAGTATGGTGAAGATTATTCATTTATAGGAGCAAAGTAATGTATTATATACCACAAGAAACAGCAGACAATCAGTATGAGCAATTATGCCACGGATGTGACAAAATGTTAACAGAAGATGTATGTATTAACATATGGGCTAATGAAAAGATAGA